AACTTCCCCATGAACATCCTGCTAGAAAAATTGTTGAACAAAGAAAATTACCTCAAGACTCACTCAAAGATTTATTTCTCTGCCCAGAATTTTACAACTTTACAAATAAATTAATACCAAATAAGTTCCCTTCTTTGGATGGCGATCATCCAAGGTTGTTGATACCATTTAGAGATGAAGAAGGAGAAATATTTGCGTATCAAGGAAGATCATTTGGAAATGAACAACCAAAATATTTAACTATCAAACTTAAAGATAGGGACAAGATTTTTGGTATAGACAGGGTTAAGAAGAAAGAACATATATATGTTGTTGAAGGCCCTCTTGATAGTTTATTTTTAGATAACTGTATTGCAGTCGGTGGTGCAGATTTTAATCGTCCATTATCTATTGATGGGAGTTTAATATCTAATGAAGATTTGACAGTAGTGTTTGACAATGAACCAAGAAATAATGAAATATGTAAATTAATTCAAAAAACAATTAAGAGCGAAAGGAAAATTTGTCTATGGCCAGAAAGTATGGAATACAAAGATATCAATGACATGATTTTAGGTGGTTACACTAAAGAAGAGATAGAAGAAATAATTAAAGAAAATACATACCAGACTGCTTCAGCTACAGTTAGGTTTGCAACATGGAGAAAAATAAATGACTAGTAACTATTTGCCAACGCCCTACCAAGAATTTATTCACTTATCAAGATATTCAAGATGGTTACCAGATAAAGGAAGAAGAGAAACATGGGATGAAACAGTTGCAAGGTATTTTGATTTCTTTAAAGATCATTTAAAAGAATTGCATGATTTTAATTTAAACGACAATCTAAGAAAAGAATTAGAGGAGGCTGTTCTTGATTTAAGAATTATGCCATCAATGCGTTGTCTTATGACTGCTGGTGAAGCACTTAAACGTGAGAACATTGCTGGATACAATTGCTCTTATGTTGCAGTCAATCGTGTTCATGCTTTTGATGAAATCCTTTACATTCTAATGAATGGCACTGGTGTAGGATTTAGTGTAGAACGTCAACACGTTGCACAACTGCCACACGTTGCAGATGACTTCCATCATACAGATACCACTATCACGATTTCTGATTCTAAGTTAGGATGGGCAAAGGGACTTAAAGAACTTGTTGGTATGTTGTATATTGGACAGATTCCACGTTGGGATTTATCTAAGATTCGTCCTGCTGGAGCTCCTCTTAAAACATTTGGTGGTCGTGCATCAGGACCAGAACCACTAGAGTCACTTTTCAATTTTGCAGTAAATATCTTTAAAAATGCACCCGGCCGTAAGTTATCTTCTATTGAATGTCATGACCTTGTTTGTAAGATTGCAGAGGTAGTTGTAGTAGGGGGTGTAAGACGAAGTGCGCTCATAAGTCTCTCTAACCTCTCTGATGACCGTATGAGAGCCGCTAAGTCGGGTCAGTGGTGGAATACAGAACCACAACGTGCATTGGCAAATAACTCTGCCTGTTACACAGAAAAACCAGATATTGGCACATTCATGGATGAATGGAAAGCATTATACGAATCAAAGTCTGGTGAGCGTGGTATCTTTAATCGTGAAAGTGCGATGAAGCAAGCTGCAAAGAATGGTCGTAGAGATGCAGATCAGGACTTTGGAACAAACCCATGTTCAGAAATTATTTTGCGTAGTAGAGAGTTTTGTAATCTTTCAGAGGTGGTGGTGCGTCCTATTGATACTAAAGAGACACTTATGAAGAAAGTGCGACTTGCTACTATTCTTGGTACAATTCAATCAACCCTTGTGAATTTTAAGTACGTATCATCAGTCTGGAGAAACAATTGCGAAGAAGAGAGACTTTTAGGAGTCTCTCTTACTGGTATTATGGACAACAAACTTCTTAATGGAAAAGGTTCAAGTCAAGAACTACCATCCTTACTACAAGACCTACGAAATGAAGCTGTTAAAGTTAATGAAGAGTTTGCAAAGAAAATTGGTATCAATCAATCAGTAGCAGTTACTTGTGTTAAACCATCTGGTACAGTAAGTCAGTTAGTAGATGCAGCTTCTGGTATTCATGCAAGACATAATCCTTTTTATGTTCGTACAGTACGTGGTGATAAGAAAGACCCACTTACTAAGATGATGACGGATATGGGTTTCCCTGTAGAAGATGATGTAATGAATCCTAGTCATACAGCAGTGTTCTCTTTTCCTATGAGTGTTAATAAGGATGCAGTATTTCGTACAGACATGAGTGCGATTGACCAATTAAAATTGTGGAAAGTATATCAAGAAAACTGGTGTGAACACAAACCTTCTGTGACTATCTCAGTGAAAGAACACGAATGGCTTGAAGTTGGTGCATGGGTATACGATAACTTTGACATGATGAGTGGTGTGAGTTTCCTTCCATTTTCAGAACATACATATAAACAAGCACCATATCAAGATGTTGCAAAAGAAGAGTTTGAAATGTTGTTGAATAAAATGCCTAAAGAAATTGATTGGTCTAAACTTGGAGACTATGAAAAAACTGATATGACAATCGGTGCTCAAGAATTAGCTTGTGTTGCTGGTGGATGTGAGATTTAATTCATGAAATTAATAGTGTGTGAATCTTGTGAAGCAGAGTATCAAATAAAACATAATTTAAACGAGACTTATTATATTGTTCTTCATTGTACTTTTTGTGGTGCAGACCTCTCTAATGAATTAGAAGATGATATGGAATGGGATGAGGATGAAGACCAATGAAACTTGTAAGTGGTGCGATAGAGAAATAGTTAATCTGTTACCAAAATCATCTGGTTCTGCATCATGCGCTGGATGTCACAAAAAAATTTATGGTCTTTGGGATGAAGATTGTAGACAGGTTATCTTTAGGAAAGATTATGAAAACACAAAGTGCTAAAGCAAAAGGTCGTAGATTTCAACAGTGGGTTCGTGACCAACTTATAGAACAATTAGAGGTTCATCCAGAAGATGTTGAATCTCGTAGTATGGGTGCGGGTGGTGAAGACCTCATCATGGCTCGTGCTGCAAGAGAAAAGTTTCCATACTCTATAGAATGTAAGAATCAAGAAACTCTTAACGTGTGGAAGTCTTATGAGCAAGCAGAGTCAAACTCTGGTGATTATGAACCAGTGGTTTTTATTAAACGCAATAATCAAAAACCATTAGTTGTAGTTGATGCAGAATATTTTGTAAAATTGCATAATGACTCTCATAAATATAATAAATAGTCTTAACAAGACATTACCTACATTTTATTATAAATAGTAATAGAAGAGGAAAACTATGAAACTAAAAGCAATAATACTTGCTTTGGTGCTGTTTTATCCTTCTACATTATTTGCTGCTGACACTAACACATCGTCTACAGTAGTGACTGATAAAGCACCACCAACTGCATCTGCCCCATCAATCGTTATTAATAATAGCGATGTATGTAAGAGTGCGGCTAGTGCGGCAATCCAAACACAGATACTTGGATTTGCTTCAGGCATTACTATTACTGATGAAAATTGTGAAAGACTTAAACTTGCTCGTTCTATGTATGGAATGGGGATGAAGGTTGCTGGTGTTTCATTGTTATGTCAGGACGCAAGAGTGTTTGATGCAATGTGGATGGCTGGAACACCTTGTCCGTATAAAGGTCGAATTGGTGATGCTGCTCAAGCTGCATGGTTAGAAAATCCAGAAGATGCTCCTTCAGAAAGTATGTACGTTAAAAAAAAAGTAACGAAGAACAACGGGTAGTCGAATATGATATGCCTGATGATTACTCAACTGAAGAACGAATTACAGAAGCTCCAGAAAGTGGAGTTTATGTCACAGGGGGTGTTGCCCTTAGCATTGTTGGTATGTTATTTGGTATTCCTCCCTTCTTACTCTAATGCAGGGGATGGTGTAAACTCAAATACAATTATAGATGGGTCATCTACAACTAGTACATCAAGTGGCACTCCCACTAGTGTTACTGTTACTAACGATGATAACTCAACCACTACTACTCAGACAACACCAGTTACAACAACTACAACTACGAAAAATGTTACTCAAACTGAAGTTCCTAATGTTGTAACAAACCCTACATTTACAAATCACTTAGGTGGTGGTTCAAGTAGTGGCTGGTCTATCTCAACTTGCCCCGGCGGGTGTGCATTTAGTCCTAGTAGTGGATTTATGGCAGGCAACGGTGGTAAGATAACACAGACATATAGTCAGTCTGACCTTTTTCCAGATGCAATTGATTCGACAGAAGAAGCACAAGGAATGACATTTTCTTTTGGTGGAGAAGTAGATAATAATCAAGCTGACAA